ATTGTTAGTGTTGGCCCAGCTCTTATTTTACAGAGCGATTGCGGCCAATCCCCCAGCCATGTACTGCTGAGCAGCACGTGAGGTAATGGCTCCGACTGCAGTGTGAAGGACTCGCGATGCGAGTTGCGTCACCTGATTGAAGGAGCTTCCCTTCTCGACCATCCGGTCTGAGAGCTTGTGGATGTTGACTTTCCTGTTGGATATGTCGTCGTACATGGTTGACGGTGCCGATTGAAGAGCGGCCATCACATTCATTCCCGCAATGGGAGCGAGATGGCTTGGCGTCTTTCCTCGTGCAGCCACACCTACGGCTTCATAATGCAGATACCATTCCCATTCAAATGGGAGCTTTTCGGTACCCCCGTCTTGACACTGGATCACGAGGATCAGTGAATTATAGACATTGGGATACCCTGAGGCATAGCAGTTGGTAGAGTAGGCGGTCTCCGTTGGGAGAACAGGCTGCCAAGTGACAACTGTCCATTCCCTGGTGAAGGGAACGGTCTTGACACGGTCGTATCGCAGAAGATCTTCTACTGTGAATCCGCCCGTCCCGAGGTGCGAGGGCTCCTCAAGAGCGAAGACGGTTCCGTTCATATCGATTTGCCTTCCGGTATACCGGAGGCGCATTCCACATCCTACAACCCGTGCTTGCACAAGGTTGTTGGAAAAGTCAGCCGCGCTGAGTTCGGAGTTTGACTCGATGGACTGGGTTCCCCCAGCCGTGAGTCGAAATCCGGTTCCCGATCCGTCAGTGACTACCACAGGAGCTGTGGCAGGGTCCGACGTCATCGAAGTGTTGCATGATATAGCCCCAAATCCATTTGTTTGGACCTTCCCGGTGCCTCGGCAAAAGATCTTTCTTTTCGCTGAATCAAGGCATGGAAGTTGAGGGACACATGCACCTCCTGGTGTGTCGAATGGGTTCATCACCGTCTCGGCGTAGTGCTTGGCACACGCGAGTTCGGCGGGATTGAACATTGGACGGGAGTTCTTAGCTGCTGGCCTCCTTGGAGGCGGCTGGGCTTGTTTTTGGGGGCCAGGGCGCGACCCTGGCTTCGTGTTTTTCTTCTTCTTGGAATTCTTGGTCATCTCTTCTGATGGCTATGGTCCTTGCAGTTGCAGGACAGAACTTATTGGGGACAAGTCCCCATAGTTCTACCATTTAGCTCGGTACGGGCATTGCCCTGAGCTTACATATGGCCCAAACAATCTCATGCCAGAACACCTCGGGCTCAAGAGTCCGAGATCTGACATAAGGAAAGTGGAAAATCTCCGTTGGGAACGTCAGGACCTTGTCCTGCACGATCTCTGCACCCATCCTTTTTAGTGTCCTATCCGGTACGGCGATAGGTGGATGAGCACAGACACGGAACCTTCGTGGTCCCCGTGCCAATTCGTTGATGTTCGGCTTTCTAATCCGATACTCCTCTGGCTTTCCTTCAGGAGGTTGGGACAATATTGGATCAGGTGTTTCGCCGGGGACTTCCCTAGCGTACTCTGACTCATGTCTCCACACATCCTTGAAGGGGAGGCGGTACCTACTCTCGTCGATCACCACCGTTTCCGGTTCAGGATTGATCCCCACTATAGCGTACGCTTTGAGTGGGCCTGATACACGGATACTGTTGCACAAGGCCGAGGCCAAGTCCAACTGGTGTTTTGTGAGACGTATGAGAGGTTTCCCATCCTCCTTAACCGGGATCTCGTCTGCTTTGAATGGCAGCTCGAATCCCAGTCCACCCCGCATCTGCGGGAGGAAAAGGTTGAGGATTCCGGACTTCGTCCAGGTCATAGGTTTGATGATCGCGCGGTTAAAGCAAAGGAATCGCTTGACGAATAACTCCTTGTTCATAGCGCCTCGGATGGAGGAATTGAACTTGTCCCAGATGGGTGCGTTCTGATAGTCAGTTCGACCATCTACCTTCGCTCCGAGGAGGGAACCGCAGTTTATCGGGAAGTACTTCTTGAAGTGTACCCGACCCTGCGTCTTGCCCTCGACCCACAACTCCGAGTCGATCGTGAAAACCTTGCGGTGGAAGTAATTCTTCCCAACGGACTTCTTGAGTCCGAACCGCTTGATCACATCCGACCAGAGAGCGTAGTGCTCCGGAGTCGTTTTGAAGAGAATATCATCTCCGTGAATAAGGCAAGGAATTTCATGGGGTTTGAATGGTTTACCATAAAACTCCTCAAGACTCTCCCAGTAGGCGACGTAGTTGACGAGACAGAGGATTGGAAAGGAGAGTACCGATCCCATTAACTGTCCGTTAACCTGTTTGACAGGCTCGATCCTGGTCCATGGTGGATACAGGACGGTCTGTTCATACAGTTCGTCGCGGAAGAGGCTTCTGCAAGCTTCATTGACCCTGTCGATTGAGGTACAACCGAGCAGAGCCTCCAGACAGGCCTTAGTCTGATGAATAGAAAGTGAGTCAGTAGCCGACTTGTAGTCTCCGGAGCACCACCATAACTCAAGGTGGTCTGGCTCAACGGACGAATGTCGACTATGGAAACGTTCACACTTGCGATATAACAGATCTATGAGTCGGTGATCTGTGTTCGCCTTGTTAAGTTTGAACTGCCAGTAGCTGTCTAAGCAATTGGCCATCTCTCTCTGGAGAGACTGACTCAACCATTTTCTGTGGCAGGGACCCTTGGTGATTGTTCGCAGTTTCAAGGGTTCCACTATGCCTTCAACCATCACCTTCCGATTCTTGAGGTTCTTAGGATCGTAGAGTTCAAAGACTTCTCCCCAGTTGGGGGAGTAGTTTCTCCACGTAGTGTAGACCTCACCGGATGGTGATACTCGTTGTTCCGCGACGGTAGGTGCGCGCGTGCTAGAGTTGACCTCAGGTTGTCGTTCCTTCCCCTGGGGAGGATCCGATCCTGCTGGCCAAGTCCAGGCCCAATCTGGGCCGGGACCCGATCCTCCCTTGAACGGGAAGACCGTGCTCATTGCATCCAGAATACCCTCTCTTTCAAAGAACCTTAGGATTTGGAGGTTCGCGAGGTGACTCTGGAGAACACGATAACGTTGATCAAAAACTTCGTTGTGGCGAAAAGCGTACATGCTGCCGCCTCCCATAGCTCGGGTCCACTCGAAAGTGGCCGCTGGGCCTGGAGGCTTGAACAGCTTTGGTGCGAATTTCTCCCATTTTTCCTCCCACCGACCCTTGGTCCATAAGGCTTGATACTTCCTCGATTGCGAGGGAGTTGCCGGATAAGACGGGTCGCATGGCGTACTCATGGTTTCGCGATGCTCTAAAAAGGCATTGCGGATGAAGTCCTTGGATATCGGTTGACAGGCTTTCTTCACTCCCTGAAGGAGGTTAAAACAGTTCCTGAAGTTCTTTATGTCCTTCGTTCCCGGTAGGGTCCGTTGGTGCATGAACTTTCTGAACTTGCCACTGAAGAAGACTGGTATCCTGGCGCCATTGGGCGTTGGAGGGAGTTCCTCTCCCAGGATCTGCGACATTGGTGCAGCAGTGTAGTACTTGATCCACTTAGTCTGCACACGCTTATCGATTGCGAT